ACCGGGGCATAGCGGAGTTAAGTGGAACGTATATGTAGATGGTCTCGCGACCGGTAAAATAAAAATAAAATAAATTATATTATATAAGGAATAATAAAATGAAAATTATATTACCAACAACAATTATTTATATTAATGCTGAACGCAATTATAAATTCTTTGCTAAAATAGAATGGGAACTTTATAAACACTTTGATAAAAAACGCACTATTCCCTGTGGTCGTACAAAAAAAGATAAATATTTAAATTGTTATCAACCATTAGATGAAGAACATGTTTATTTAAATGAAGATGGAACAGAAGCATATTGTAAATGCTGTGGGCATATAAAAATGATGTCTAATCGTGAAATAAATTTAAAAAATCCATATAGTTTTTAAAATAATTATAGCTCTGTAATTCTCTTGTGAATTGCAGAGTTGATTTTTTCAAAAAAATATGTTATAATATTAGTATAAAGAAAAAAATCTTATTTTTAATAATAGAAAAACGCGCTTTACCAAATTTTTCACAAATTTTTATGAAAAATGAATTAGATTTTAAATAAAAATTATTAAAAAATTTGGGAATCGCGCAGATTTGACAAAGAAAAAATTTTATAGTATAATAAATTTTGATGAATAATGGTTAGGCCAAAAATGTTAATTATATAAAATTATTTTTTCATTATATATAGAAAATAATACAAAGGAGATTATATAATGAATAATATATATACGTTAAAAGATGGGACTTAGATTTCTAGTATAGATATTGGGAAAGCTAAATCTATTATAATAGGAGAAAAAAAGAATAGATTAACAATCTGTGATAGAGCGCCAAATACCAAATCTAAAAAAGCAAGAGTTATTTGTTTATGTGATTGTGGGAATTATACTGTAATAAATCATTAGGATTTTAAAGAAGGAAAAGTTAAAAGTTGTGGATGCCTATCTCTTGAATAGAAAATAGAAAGATGTAAAAAAACTGCTGTTAATTATAATAGTATTGAAAGAAATATAAATCCTTTTTATGAATATATTGAACCAACAAACATGCGATATGGAACCAGTAATCAAATCGTATGGAAAATAAAATGTCGTAAATGTAATCAAGAATATTTTGGGCCTCCAAATGAATTAATTTCAGAAAAACGTTCGCACGGATTAAATCCTTGTAAATGTTGGCAAAAGCATAGTATTGGAGTCTGGAAGATTATTGATATTTTAGAAAAAAATAAGATAAATTATTCATTAGAAAAAACTTTTGAATCGTGCTTATCAGCAAAAGGAAATATGTTGCCATTTGATTTTTATTTGCCAGATTATAATATTTTAATAGAATATGATGGCCAATAGCATTATCAAATAGCCTTTGGATAGGATGAACAGAAATTATTCTTACAGCAAGAAAATGATAAAATAAAAAATAATTGGTGTAAAGAAAATAATATTAAATTGATTAGAATATCTTATAAACAAAAAAATATTACAATAAATGATATATTAAAAGGAGAGTAGAATATTGGGTAAATTATACACAGAAGATAGCATAGAGTCACTCAGCCCTCTTGAATTTACGAGACTTAGGCCGGGCGTCTATGCGGGCGACACAACCTATGCTACTCAATTAGCAATAGAGATTTTTTCAAATGCTGTTGATGAATTTAGAGCAGGCAATGGTAATAAAATTGAAGTAAGTATTCATGGTCCAAAAGTAAGAATACGAGACTATGGGCAAGGATTTATCCCAAATAGTTTTCGTGATGATGGAAAAAGTATTCTTGAAGCAGCCTTTAGCGTATTAAATACATCTGGTAAATATCGTGAAGATGGAACTTATGAAGGAACTTCATTAGGTTCTTTTGGTATTGGTTCTAAAATTACGACTTATCTTTCACATTGGCTGGTTGTTTCTACTTATCGAGATATGAAACGAGAAGAAGTTCATTTTGAAGAAGGTAAGTTTAAAGTAAGATACAGTGGAGAACCAAAAAGTCCAGAAGCTATTGAAAATGTACGTAAAGGTGGCACTGAAGTAGAATGGGAACCAAGTGAAGAATTTTTTACCCATCCAGAAGTAAATATAAGTGAATTAAAAACTTTATTTAAAACTATTGCGGCCCTTTGCCCAGGTTTAACCATTGAATTGGATGATAATGGAACTAAAACAACTTATTTTTCAAAAAATGGTATTAATGACCTTGTTGATGAAGCAGTTGAGAATAAAGAGCTTATTAAAAATCGTTTTGTAATGAATTATCAAAATGACAAAAATAAGATTGATATGGTAATGACTTATACCTCTAATTATTCTTTAACTCTTGTTCCATATGTTAATACTGGTCTTACCGCAAATGGGCCTCATATTTCTCAAATTAAATCACTTCTTACTCGTGAATTTAATAAATTCTTCCGTGATAAGAAATGGTTAAAAGAAAAAGATGAAAATCTCACTGGTGATGATATTCAAGAAGGACTTTATATTGTTTTTAATATTACTGCTCCTAATGTAGCTTATGATGCACAAGTAAAAACTCGTATTACAAAAATAGAAATGGCGCCATTTACTCAGGCCATTGCTGATGAACTCCGTAATTGGATGACTTACAATGAAAAAGAGATTAAGATGATTGCTGATAAAGCCTTAAATGCTAGGAAGGCTCGTTTAGCAGCACAGAAGGCCAGAGAAAGTATTAGAGATAATACAAAGAAAAAAGAAAAGGCTCTTAAATTTGATAGTAAATTAGCAGATTGCTCTAGTAAAGATAGAAAGAAATGTGAGATTTATATTACTGAGGGTGACAGTGCCAGTGGCAATTTGAAACAGGCACGAAATAATGAATTTCAAGCAGTAATGCCAGTTCGTGGTAAAATTCTTAACACACAGAAAGCGACTTTAGATAAAATACAAAAGAATGCCGAAATTATGTCAATGATTCATGCTTTTGGATTGGATATTGATATTAAGACAATGAAGGTAACATATCATCCAGACCGCATTCGTTATGGTAAAATTATTATAATGAGTGATGCTGATGTCGATGGAGCGCATATTAAAAATCTGTTTTATACTTTTATTTGGAATTTCTGCCCTCAACTTATTCAAGATGGTTATATTTATGCTGGTGTGCCTCCTCTTTATAAGGTAACAATGGCGAAGAAATATTATTATCTTAAAGATGATGCAGCATTGGAGCAATTTAAAAAAGAGCATCCAGGCAAATCTATTACTGTAAATAGATTTAAAGGTCTCGGTGAATTAGACCCAGACGAGACTGAAGAAACTCTTGTAAATCCTGAAAATCGTATTATTAAACAAGTTACCATTGAAGACGTGGCTGCAGCAACTAAATTATTTGATGATTTAATGGGCACAGCAGTTATTCCTCGTAAATTATATATTAAAGCCCATAGTGAGGAGGCTATATATAATGCAGAATAAATGTATAGGCATTGATTCTATTGGTAATATTTATTACAAAGGAAAAAATGGTAATTTGAAACTTTATTCAGATAATTTAACCGATAATGATATTGAAAATATAATGCGAAAATTATGGTATTTTGAAGAGCACCTTGAAAATTTACAGGAGGATTTAGAACGATGCCAGAAGTAATAAAAACAAGTGATTTAACGCAAGAATTAGGTGTTAATTTTATAGAATATGCTGTTGCTGTAAATACAGACCGTGCTATTCCTGATGCTAAGAGTGGCTTAAAGCCAGTAGCACGTAGAATTTTGTATGATTGTTATATTAATGGTAATAATTATACTAAGAAACATGTAAAGTGCGCTTCTATTGTTGGAGATACGATGGGCCGTTTCCATCCACATGGAGATAGCTCAATTTATGGTGCATTGGTAAGACTTGCCGAAGATTGGACTATGAGATATCCTCTTATTGATTTTCATGGTAATAGAGGTAATAGAGATGGTGATGGACCAGCCCATTATCGTTATACCGAGGCCCGTCTTGCTAAGATTACAGAAGATGGTATGTTAGTTGGATTGAAAAAGAAAAATGTTGATTATGTCCCTAATTATTCTGAATCAGAAGATGAACCTGTAACACTTCCATCTTATTTCCCAAATCTTCTTTGTAATCCAAATACTGGTATTGGCGTGGCAATGGCTTGTAATTGGGCGCCTCATAATTTAAATGAGGTTGCACAAGCAATTTATGACTATATGGATGGCAAAGAACCGATGCTTCCTGGTCCAGATTTTCCGACCGGGGGAATTGTAATTAATTCAAAAGATATTCCAGCTATTATGAGAACTGGCCGTGGCTCTGTGAAAATCCGTGGTAAATATCATATGGAAGGCAATAATATTGTATTTACTGAAATTCCATATGGAGTAATTACTGAACCATTAATTGAGTCTATTGGTAAATTATGCGATGATGGTGAAATTGTCGGTATTACTGATATACAAAATGAGAGCACATTAAAGACTGGTTTTAGACTTGTTTTAAAATGCGCGAAGGATGCTAATATCGCAAAAATTATCGCTCAATTGTTTCAAAAGACTGATTTACAAAGTTCTTTTTCTTATAATCAAGTTGCACTAATTGATAAAACACCTACTGAACTAAATCTTAAAGATTGCTGTAAGATTTATGTCGAGCATAATAGTGAATGTATCAAGAGAGAAACTACTTTTGATTTACAGAAAGCCAATGCAAGACTTAATATTGTAGAAGGTTTGTTAAAAGCACTTGAAGATATTGACAATATTATAGTATTAATTAAAAAGTCTGAAAGTAGTGTTAAAGCTAAAGATGCTTTAATGGCAAAATATGGATTTAATGAAGAACAAGCAAAAGCTATTATTGATATGAAGCTTGGTAAATTAGCTGGATTAGAACGAATTGAAATTGAAAATGAAAAAGCTGAATTGATTGAAACTATTAAAACACTTAACGCAATTCTTGCTAATCCACTTAATGAACTTCGTAAAAGACTACAAGAAATTGTTAAAAAATATGGCGATGCTCGTAGAACTGAATTAACTCATATTGAAGAGCCTAAAAGTAAAGAAGAAAAAGAAATTGCCAATGTCCCACCAGAAAAGTGTGTTGTTGTTCTTACTGAAGGTGGTAGTGTAAAGCGTATTCCTGCTACTTCATTCCGCACCCAAAAACGGGGAGGAAAAGGAGTTAAAACGCAAGATGATATAACTGAAGCAGTTATTAGAACAAATACTGTTGATAGTTTAATGATATTTTCTGATAAAGGAAAAATGTATCGTCTTGTCGTTAATAATATTCCAGAAGGAACTAATACCTCAAAAGGTACTCCTATTAAAGCGTTAATTGAAATGGAAACAGGCGAAAATATACAAACTATATATTCTATATATAGAGACACTGATGCAAAATATGTATTATTCGTTACTAAAAATGGTTTGGTCAAAAAAACGGCGCTTACAGAATATGTTGGAACGAAAAAATCTAAAGGCATTGGGGCAATTAATATTAAAGAAGGAGACGCTCTATCAGCCGTTACACTTATAAATGAAGAACCTATAATTTTGGTCAGTAAAAATGGTCAAATGATTAAGTTTAATTCAAATGAAATTAGTGCTACTGGTAGATTAACTTCTGGTATAAAAGGTATTACAATTAGTGCCGATGATGAAGTTGTTGCTGCCTTACCATTACGTCATAGCGAAGACCAATTAGCTATCTTTACTACTAAGGGATATGGTAAAAAGATTGCTCAAAAAGAAATTACACTTCAAAAACGAGCTGGAAAAGGTGTTGCTTGTTATAAACCGTCTGATATAAATGGTTATATAAGTGCGGCACAATTAATTAGTGATGAAGATATTGTCCTTTTAGTTGGTGATAAAACTTCTGTTTGCCTTAATGCTACAGAAATTCCAGAGTTAGGAAGAATTTCTCTTGGAAATATTATGCTAAAAGGAAATAAAATCCTAAGCGTTAGTAAAGTATAATTTTTAAGCAATCCTCTTTAATTTATAAAGAGGATTGCTCTTATATTATAAGAGTATAGAAAGGGAGTAATGGCTATGCTTAATGAAATGATTTTTGGCATTGAAGTTTATGAGTGTCCATTATGCGGTCGTTATCATTATGGGCATCCATTAGAATACTACTGGTGTCCTTATTGTGGTTCAAATTTGTAGTCGCAAATAAATAAATTAAATGAAAGAATAACAAATTTAGAAGAATATCTTAAAGAATTAGATAAAGAAAAAGAAATTGATTAAATATACAATGAATGAAAACTGCGGTTTACCAAATTTTTTACAGATATTTGTGAATTTTTTGGTAAACCGCAGTTTTTTTTATTTTCTTGACTTATTCTAAAAAATATGATATAATATAATTAAGAATAAATATAAGGAGAATTTTTTATGATAAAAGAAATGTCTCATGAAGATTTTTTACAAGAAATTGTAGATAATTAGTTTTATATTAAAAAAATTGCTGAAATTTTAAATCATTATAATTTTGATTGGTCTTATTTATGGGTTTTATTAGAAAATACTCGTGAATTTTTTGATAAAGGACATCATCTTTATGATTTATCTTATAAAAATTTAAAAGAATAAGAAGGTTTTAACATGGAATTAGTGAAATATATCGTTGTAGAAGTATCTTCTTATGACCCCAATAATGGCTATCGAAAATGGTATAAGCTATAGCCTCAATATGATAATGAAAATATTTATATAAATATGGAGAATATAAATGAATCCAATAGAGGAAATGAGAGAACTCATTGATAAATTAAATTATTATACTAAATTATATGATGAAGGGCATCCATCAATTTCTGATAAAGAATGGGATGATATGTATTTTCATCTTGAAGAGTTAGAAGAAGAGACTGGGATATCTCTTGGTAATTCTCCAACTATTCATGTTGATTATCAAGTAGTAAATCAATTAAGAAAAGTAAAGCATAATCATCCAATGTTATCATTAAATAAAACTAAGAGCGAGGATGATGTTGTAGCATTTCTAGCTAATCATGATGGTATTGCTATGGCAAAAATGGATGGGCTAACTTGCTCTCTTTATTATGAAGAAGGACTATTGGTTAGTGCTGAAACTCGTGGGAATGGAGAAGTAGGAGAAGATATTCTTCAAAATATTGTAAGAGTTAAAGGGGTTCCTATTGAAATTCCATTCAAGGATAAATTAGTTGTTGATGGAGAGGTTATTTGTACTTATGAAGATTTTGAAGATTTTAGTAGCACCTATAAAAATCCTCGTAATTTTGCCAGTGGCTCTATACGTCTCCTGGATTCACGCGCAAGCTCGCAAAGGAGACTTACATTTGTGGCATGGGATTGTATTACCGGCTTGGACTGTGAAACATTAAGTGAAAAATTAATAAAACTTGATGTATTAGGATTTATTACTGTTCCTTTTATAAAAATTATGCTTAATCCAGATGAATATAAAATTAATAAAACTCTTGATTATTTAGTTACGCATAATATTAATAGCGCAATAAATTATATAAAAGAAACAGCAAGAGATAAAGGATACCCAATTGACGGTATTGTATTTAAATATGATAATTGTGAATATTATCAATCTCTTGGAGCAACAGAGCATCATTTTCGCGGTGGATTAGCATTTAAGTTTTATGATGAAGAATATGAGACTTATTTAAGAGATATAGAATGGGGATTAGGTAAAACTGGACAGATTACTCCAGTAGCAATTTATGATGATGTAGACACTGATGATTCAATTATCAATCGTGCTTCCCTTCATAATCTTAATATAATGAAACAGCTTTTAGGCAAACCTTATAAAGGACAAAAGATTTGGGTTTGTAAACAAAATGAAATTATTCCACAGGTTGTGAGAAGTGAAAAATCAAATGTATCATCAACTTATATAGATATTCCTGCTAAGTGTCCTGTTTGCGGTGGAGATACTTATATTCAAGAGGATATTTTATATTGTAGTAATCCTCATTGTGATGGTAAATTTGTAAATTTACTTTGTCATTTTGTTGGTAAAAAAGGTCTTGACATTAAAGGCTTATCAGAAGCAACACTTCAAAAACTTGTTGATTGGGGCTGGGTTGGTAATTATCAAGAATTATTTAGCCTATCAAACTTCCGCGATGAATGGGTGGAACAGCAAGGGTTTGGTCCAAAGTCAGTTGATAAACTTTTAACAACAATTGAAAATGCTCGTGAATGTGAATTATGGCAATTTATCGCTTCTTTAAGCATTCCTCTTATTGGCACGACATATGCGAAAGAAATTGCTAAAAGATGTAAAGACTGGTTTAGTTTTCGTGAATGTATCGGTAAGGATTATGACTTTACTGCCTGGGATAGATTTGGCTATGAAATAAATGATTCCATTCATAGTTTTGATTATAAGGAAGCTGATGACCTTGCTTATAAAATTTTAACAATCCATAATAGTTTATGGATAGACCCAACAGCAACAGTTTCTACTGTAAAATTTAGTGAGATTGCTGGTAAAACATTTGTCATTACCGGAGCAGTTCATACTTTTAAAAATCGGGATGAAGTAAAGGTTGCTATTGAGACTCGTGGAGGCAAGGTCACTGGGTCAGTTAGTAAGAATACTAATTATCTAGTTAATAATGATATAAATAGCACTTCCAGTAAAAATGTAAAAGCAAAGCAACTTGGTATTCCGATTATTACAGAAGAACAACTAATCGCAATGCTTTGACTTTTAAAAAATTTTTTTGTATAATAATATCGTAAATAAAAAAGAAAAGGATTTTTGTATGAAAAGAAAAGAACTCAAAAACTTGGCTGAAAAAATCGCTAAGTGTGAATATGTGATTTAGAACAGTAATGACGAAGATGCGGTATAGGCCGCCTAGGAAGAAATTATGCGACTTTCAAGCCGAGTTCACGATTTTCAAGACATTGATACCATTGATGAAATGGTTCAAGACATATTGAATAAGATGTCTTGACTTTTAAAAAATTTTTTTGTATAATATTTACATAACCAAAAGGTTAAAAAAATATTAATTATTAATTATTAAAGGAGAAAATGAATTATGGCTATGAAAGAAAATTCCAAAAATGTTCTTAATTATTTAAAGGGTGTCGCTGGTGAGAATGTTACCTCTGGTGATGTTGCTGAGGCTCTCGGCCTTGAGAAGCGTTAGGTTGATGGTATCTTTACTTCTGCTATTCAGCGCAAGGGTCTCGGTATCCGTGTTCCTGCTGAAGTTGAGCTCGAAGACGGCACTCATAAGGCTGTGAAATTTTTACAGCTCACTCCCGCTGGTATGGAGTTTGACCCAGACGCAGATGCTGAATAAGGACAAAACTGTTAAGTTCTAACTTTATAATTTTTATAATAAGTGAGAGATAAAAAATATTTCTCACTTATTATTTTAAAAGAAAGGAACTTAACTATGTTGTCATTTTTAACACCTGAGATTCAAGAAAAAATAGATGCAATTAATTTTAATCATAATCCAGCAAAAAAAGATTTAACTGGACAAAAATTTAATCGTTTAACTGTTTTAGGACGCGGAGATAATTATATTAGTCCTAAAGGGAAAACTACTTCATAGTGGTGGTGTATATGTGATTGTCCAGAACATAATATTATCTTAGTCCGTATTACTAATTTAACTAGCGGAAATACAAAATCTTGCGGATGTTTAAATAAAGAAAAATCAATAGAAAGAATCAAATAGGCTGGTAAAAATTGTGCAAAAGATTTACGAGGAATGGTTTTTGGAGAATTAACTGCTTTAACACCAACTGATAAAAGAAATAATAATAGTATAGTTTGGGAATGTAAATGTTCATGTGGAAATATTCATTATGTTTCTGCTCATGATTTAATACATCACAGAATAGAATCTTGCGGTTGCATAAAAGACTCTAAAGGTGTTAGAAGGATAAAAAAAATATTAACAGAAAATAATATTCCTTTTTTCACAGAACAAACTTTTTCATCATGTCGTTTTCCTGATACTAATGCTTTAGCACGGTTTGATTTTTATATAAATAAAGATTTTTTATTAGAATTTGATGGGATACAACATTTTAAAGAATGTGATATAAATTTTTTTAAAGATAATTTAGAGATTAGAAAACAACATGATATATATAAAAATATATGGTGTAAAGAAAATAATATTCCATTAAAACGAATTCCTTATACAGATGAAGATAATATTACTCTTGAATCTATTATGGGAGATAAGTATTTAATATGATGATTATTTTATACCCTATTGTTAGTTTATTGGTTGGAATATTAGCAACATTATTAGTTTGTCATTTTCTTCCAAAAGAGAAAATACGCACCGCCAACCAAGAGCTAGAAAAGAAAGAAAACGAAACTCAATTACGAATTAAAGATTTAGAAAAAGAATATATTGAGAAACAAAATGAATTAGAAAATCAATATAATGAATTAAATGAGCAATATTATCAAGATATTCAAAAACAAGATAAAGAACTTCATGATTCAGCAGTTCGTTAGTTAACTGAAATAGAATAGGCTCGTCGTGATTGGGAAAAAGAAAAAAATGAAAAATTATTAAATTGGTCTTAGCGTGAATCTGACTTAAAAGTTGAAGTTTAGAAATTAGAGGAACGCAGAAATAATATAATTCAAACGCTTGAAACAGAAGCTAAAGAATCTGGATAGATTTTTAAAACTCAACAAATTCAAATTGCCCAAGAGCAAATTGAAAAAGCAAAAACTGAACTTCTATCTGAATATGAGAAAGCAAAAGAAGAAGCTAAATAGAGTTATTTAGAAACTTTAGCTGATATGGTTAGTGAAATTACTGCTCAATATGGAGTAAAGTCTAAAGAATTAGAGGATGTACTAATTAAATTATCTGAAGCTCAAGCGAAAGCTGAGGCTGCAATAGAATCTAATAAACGTGCTGAATTAGATCGTTAGCAAAAAGACTTTTATCGTTTATAGATTCCAGAAGTAGATTTAGAAGAAATAAAAAGATTG